TTTGTGGATCAAATTCCGAATCATTAGTATCTAAAGCTTCTGAACGAAGAATGTATTGTTCATCATATCCACAATCCTCGATGTATGTATAGTTGTTGGTTTTAAACTGTTGCATATGCTTTTCCACTACTTCATGCCGAGAAACATTGCGACGAACAACGTCTTTGGCATCCCTAGTTGAACAAATATAGAAACCAATTAAATTACACTGCAATCTCTGCTTCAACAATTTTAATAAAGAAATAGTCTGACAAGAGGCAAAATTGTTGTAGTCGCCTTTAAGCTCAATACATGCTTTTGTTTTCTTATCCCGAATCACTGTTCTATATGAGCCACCAGGCAGAACTTTACTCTCTTTCTTGTAAGCCGAAGCTGTCTTATATGAATATCGTTCTCCCATTAAACCACCTTCACCATCAGTCAGAAACACCGTATTCACAATCTCCAACTTATTATCAGTTTTGAATTGTGGAACTAAATGGAATGCAGTTACGATAGCTTCATTTAGTGGAGTTCCGCTAAGACGGAAGAATCCAGGTACTGAATAATTTTGCGCCGAATTACCACGGGCGGGTCCTGTACAGAAGTCCAACAAGAAACATGCAGCTTCTGTTAATTCCACACTACTCATTTTATTGGACAATAGATGTAGCAATGAGAATGGTTTAATGTACAGATCACCAACGACTGGCGTTTGTACATCATAATCATCATAATATCTCCATCTTGATGGATTGACAATCACGTTTTTGCTGTTCGAAGAAAACGCATATACCTCAAACGGAATGTTCACTTTCTTACAAAAGAGGGTTAGGTTCAACAATTGCTTAATTGTGGAATGCATGTGGTCAATCATGGAACCAGACCAGTCCATAAACATAACGAGACCATGGGATTTACCATTTGGCACTTTGGTCATACGTTTAAAGATATCATCAGTGAATTTATAGTCTTGTAATTTAGACATATTAAGTTCACCTGTTTTAGACACTTTGGCTCGAACCATTTGATCTGCATTTTTACGAAGTTCAAATTCTTTCACCAAATAGGAAACAACTTTATTTGATTCCTTACAAAAGTTGATATAGTTCCGTTTCATGGCTGGCATGTTATAATAGGCTGGATTTACACGTTGCTCGTCCTTGATCAGATCATACAACTTTTTATATGGAACCACAATATCATCCAGTTTTACCGATTCGGGAATATTTGTGTACACAACATCTTTAGCATTGGTTGAATGGAGGTTTTCTTCTTTTTTACGGAACGAAGTGTCAGTCTTTGAGTCAAAATAACCTTCTTTTCCTGCGGCTTTTACATCACTCGCTTGGTGTGAGGATTCTTCACCTTCTTCATCGGATTTCTCATCACTGACTTCTGCTGGTGTATCATCATGCACGATTTCAATTTCATCATAATCATTCAGGTTGATTTCTTGCTGCTCTAAACCTTCACCTTCTTCATCTTGACCTTGCTTGATGGTGATCTTGAGCTTCTTTTTCTTCGCTTGTTCTTCGGCAAATTCAATTTTCATGTATTCTTGAATCTTGCGGGCAACAGTAACCACTTCATCGAAGGTTTCAGTGTTCTCAACTTCTTTGAGTAATGCTTGTTCCTTCTTAGTGAATTTGATTACTTGTGCAGTACCACATTTTGTGTGTAAGTTCACACGATCAATGAAGTTGAATTCATCGATATTCTTTCCTTTGATGCCGAAAAAGTCCATATCCAGCAGTTCTTTGTAACCTTTGAGGAAAGAAATGCGAATGCCTGGAAATTTACGTTTGATTTTCTTCTCGATACGTGCATCTTCACACACATTAAGAATGGATTTGTTGACTTTCAAGTCAATAATGGAGTCATGCCAGCCTTTTTCAGGTGTTTCCAGAGCATGTCCAACTTCGTGACCTAGAAGCAAGTCATAAAGTTCAGCGGAAAGTTTGCCGTCAAGTATAGGAACAGTAAGAATTCGATTCTTCAGGTCAAAAGACGCAGTTTGGACTTTACGTTGCTCTACAATCAGATTTTCAGAGGCCATTAATCTGGCCAGATTCGACTTTGCTTCAACTAACATGCTTATCCTTCAAGGGGTGTTTCGGTTTACGAACATAATCTTTATCTGTTTTATGCTTTTGCACCGGTTTTATTGGTGTACGACAGACAGGTTTTGGATTTTTTAGCTTGATTTTCATAATGATGCTATTCTAGCACATTAGTGAAGCATTGTCAATTATTTGGTGCGGTAAGCTCGGCGATTTACATTCTCATATTCATATTCGTCATTGTAATTGCGTTTTCTGCTTCTACGCAATTCAACTTCCTTCTTTTTGCGTTTCTTATCCTTGAATGATTCTTCCGAATCCCATTCATTTTCATCGGTGTGATGTTTGCCGAGCGATTTACCCACTTTTTTCTCCGTTAGTTAATTAATCCAGAACACCTGGAATATTGTCTTTGATGAACTTAAAGGTCAGACCCTTAACTCCTAGGTCTTTCTTGAAGATTCCAATGACCACATCCGCTTCACGTGGTTCTAATGCATCCAACATGGATAACAAAAGTTCTTTGCTGCGCTTAGGTGCCAGTTTCTCTGCTGTAGGATTACCTGCTTGGAACATATACAGACGTTTTAAGTCCATGTCCAATGATCCATAAGAGATTCCAGGTTTAGTATCTGGTTTACGATACTCCTCTGGATATGAATTATACTTCCATTGCACTTCTGGACGATATGCCAATTGCAATACAAGTTTTAGTGTTGGTGTCCAGTTCTTTGCCAAGACATTGACTTTTTCTTCCTTCGTCTTTGCTGCGACAAATTCGTCAAAAATCTCATAAATGTTTTTTCTCATTAAAATTCCCCAATTACTTCCATTAAGTTTTTAAGTTTCTTTTCCATGAAATAAGTCAAAAGCTTAGATCGAGGAGCAGGTTTTGTATTATCATATGTATCAATAATCGAATTTCTAATATCTCCCGGAATATTTCTCAGGTCAATAAGAACTTGATTTCTTGTGAAACCGATTTTTGCAGTCTCATCATAATCAGTATAGTGTTTTCCCATATATTCCGTCATTCGTCCTTCTGTCATAGTCTTCTGACGAATCCCACGAACAAAGGTGTCTCCGGGTGATAAAATATTGGGAATACCATCACCAGAGTCACCGCTGATGATCTTTGCCTTCAGTTCATCCATAGGATTTACTGATACTACAAATTTCTTTTGTGTTGGATTGTATTGCTTGATGTTAGCATACATCTGTAACTGTAAGAAGTCACCGTCACTTGAAATGATTAGAACTTTCTCACTCGCACAATGGCGTGGTGCCAATGTTCCGATGATATCATCGGCTTCTGCACCAGTCACATCGATAACTTTATACGGAAAGTTTTCCTTGAGTTCTTCTTTGAGTTTACTCAGAATGTCGAAGATGAGTTTCCAATCTAGTGTGGACTTATCACGGTTCTTCTTTCTGTTGGCTTTATAGAAAGCAAAGTATTCTTTTCGCCAATATGTACGGTTATCGCAACACAAGATAACCTCACCATATTCTTGCTTAAACCGTCTCACATGCCCGCGGATGATATTAAGTGATAGGTGACGAACCAAATCTTCTTCAATCTTCACATTCTTCTGACCAGCAATCTGTGCAGAGAGTGAAGCCAGTAATACCTGGTTCAAATCAATTAGAATCATAATAACCTTATTTAATTACACGTAGCAGGATTGTATCATCATTGATACGTCCTGTCAATTCTTGTTCCACTGAATTGATGCCTGGAATAACTTTTCGTAGAGAGATTTTACCAGCTTTCAATACTTCTGGTAAGAGGACTTCTGGTTTACGAACAGTCTTTTGTGTGGATGTGTCTTGTTTAAAGTTGATGATAGTGGAACCTTTGACGCTCAATCCGCCTGAATCATCTGCATTGTAGACACCGAGCTTACGGGTTTTGGTATTAAATACCCAAAGTTGAGAACAACCCACAATGTCAACAGGATTAATGGAAGCAAGTTTATACCCATTATCATCTTTCTTATAGTTGAGCTTGGACACAATCTTGTCCACAGGTTTAGCTTTCTTCTTACGAGGTGCACGGATCAATTTTGAGTTATGTGCAATCTTCTGTGCATCCGAACACAATGTCTTCAATAGATTCACGTATTCTTTGATCTGCACTTTAGTGAAGTTGGAATAACCCTCAACGAGATCCTTATCTTTACCTTTTAAGACTTCATTCAGTTCTTCGATTCTACGTTCAAAGAATTCGATGATGTATTTCGTGTGGGCACCTTTAACATTAGATGCTTGCATCCATGTGTATGAATCCCACTTGAAAGACTTTTTCTCAAGGCAATCATCAATCATGGCTTCGATCTCGCCAATATGTTCACGAGACTTATCAGCAACACGTTCTTGGATAGAAATGACTTTGACTTCTTCGGCATCAACCTTAAATGCTGATGTGTCTCGGAACTCTTTAAGTGTCTCGATGAAGTTTTCGATCCATTTTTCATTTCTCGAATCCATTGGAGCACCACGAAGTTTCATTCTGCAAACAAAACCTAGATTTTGAAAGTGTGCTTCTGAAACCTTAGAGATAGTTTCAATCACATCTTCCGATGCTTTAATTTCTTTGAGATATGATAAGGTGAACTTCTTACTCTCTTTAGTATCTGAATGATAGTTGTACCAATTCAGGGCACGAGTGAGCGAAGATTCACCATTCTTCCAAGAGGGTTCGCCTCCTGAAAGAGCTTTTTCATAATCTTTAACGGATGTTAGTCTCATGTGTGTAAATGTTTTTAACTGAATCAACCCTGAAAGAACGCCATGCATTTGCTTCCAAGTCCCATGCCGATATTGTAGTCGGTTGTTGAGTGAATGTCAAGTCTTCTTGCAACAATTGTTGTCCATTGTTGAAATCAAATGGCAAATATTCAGGTAGAAGTGTGCATTTCAGTTCACGCTCAGTTCCATCAGCTTTGGTGAAAACTACCATTGCTACGTTATTTTGAAGGATCTGTTTCATTTCATAGTGCTTGTTCATTTTGTTCGCTTTCATAAATTCTCATAAGGGTAGCCACTGATGCATTCATGTGTTCTTCAACTTCATCCATGAATTCGTTAGATGTTGTCGTGGCCTT